CTCTGCTTTTTTGATTGCTTGGTGGTTAATCTTCTTTCTAAAGCTTGATTCGAAATCTACTTGAATGTCTATCATTGTTGGTCACACTCCTTGAGGGTCATTGGTTTGCGGTGTTTCTTGACAATGATTTTTTGATGATTAACTACGGGTAAGTGATTATTGTTGATTATTGTTCCTGTGATTTCGTAAGTGTCTGGTTTTCCTTGAATCCTTAAAATCATTGATGATGTGACTGGTTCCTCCGAATCAATATAGATTTTGTAGGTGTCTTCTTTTATTTCACCAAATTCTTTCAGGGTTTCTTTTGGTGTCATTGATTGGAAGTCACAGGGTATTGTTTTTGTGAGGCAGTATTGTTTTTTTGGTTCGAGGTAACTGTTGAGTTCGTCGGTTTCTGTATACTCCCATAATTCCAATTCATGATTGGGGAAGAATACCATTATATCACCTTGACTCTGCAACTGTACATACTTCGTAGATTCTCTAATCTTGTTATGATTAAACCCCCGAGACTGGTGGAAGTATCATAATTAACTTGCACATCACCCTCTTTAATCGAGGATACTGTACCAAGCAAACTATTTTCACCTTTCAATGTATATCCAGCCATATCAAATAGTAAAGGTTTAACCTTACTATCAAACACAGTTTCAGATACTCCTGAAACATACTTACAAAACAACAAACCATTCAAACAATAATTGAAATATAAAACACCACGTTCACCATCACAAGTATAACGATCTGATGTGATGGATTTACCATCCACTTTCAATTCACTGATTTCTTTTATTGGGTAGAAATCGAGTTCGTATATATCATCACTGAAACCTCTTTTAAACTCGGTGTGAGTTACTGGGTTTATTTCTATTCCAGTGTATGCGATTAGTTCATTAACCTTGTTGTTTAGAAGCAACTCTAATTCCTCATCCGTAAACTCAGTAGTTATATTGTTTAGGGTGAGGTATTGTTTAAATTCCGTTAATAATGTCATATAGCGTTGCCTCCTTCTTTAAAAAAAAATAATATAAAATAGTTTTAAATTTTTCCTGTTTTATTCCCCTTTACCATCAGTATCATCAGCAGGAGTGTTATCAGTTGGTGTTTCAACTTCAGTTTCAGGGTCAAGTGTTTCCAAGTAATCTGCTAATTCAGATGTAGCAGGACTTGATTTTAATAATCTTTTTAATCTTGCAGGTAATGCCATTTCTAATTCAACTCCCATAAAAAAAGGATAAGTTGGAGAATACTTATTCTTCTTCTCCAATTTCAGTGATTAAACCGTTATGGAACTCACCAATGTTCTGACAGGTTAAGAATGCAGCAATAACATTTTTGTAAGCGAGTTTGTTAACTGGTAAATCAGTGATTAATGTAGGTGGCATTAATCTTCTAACTTCAATAGTTGAAGAATCAACAATTGCTAATACATCACCATTAGTAGTGTCAAAGTTACCATCAACAAGAATAGGAATGTCAGTACCGAACATTGATTCATAACTGATTACTCTGTGACCTAAGCCAATGTCGATTTTGTCATTGTATCTTCTGTAAGGTGCAGCGATTGCTTTTAATTGTTTAGCAACACCGTAACTACATACGATACAGTCAGGGTTACCACCATCATTGTGGATAGCTTCTAACATATCATCAATAACACCTTCAGTAATAGGTGCACTGTTTAAGTCTTCAGTGTGAGTAGTGATAGACCTGGTTAAACCTTTGAAATCTTTTTTAGCAGCGGTTCCGTAACCATCAACAAGAGCAGCATCGGTTTTGTTGTTTACTTCAATGAATTTCTTGTTCTGGTATCTTTCCAATAAATCAAGTTTCCAGTTACCCATTTGAGCCATCATAGACACTTCAATAGGTGCAACAATGGTTTTCATTTTATCAGTAACTTCACTGATAGATTCAGCACTTGCTGCAGGAATATCATCTAACTCATCAATGAAAGCAATATCAGATGCACCAGGGGTTTCTGCAAAGTAACCTGCTAATGCAGCTTTACCATCAAATACTTGACCTTTAGATTCAAGGAATCTTAAGAATGGTGCTTTATCAAAAGTTTTAGATTTTAATTCATCAGTAGACTCAATTTGCATTGAATTTGGATAACTACTGACTTGTTGGAAAGTTGTCTTCAACTCTTCCATTTCCGAACCTTGAGAT